GCTGCCCACATTCTGAAGTACGCCCTTCCCGAGCTGTTGGTTGCAAAGTTTGGCTCACAGCACGGCGTTCCGTCGAACACGGGCGACCAGATCAAGTTTACCTATTTCGAGTTCTTCCCGGTCACGGGTGTCCCTTCCGTCGAAGGTATCACACCGGCCAGCGTTCCGCTGGTGCGCAAGAACGTCACCCTGACGCTCCAGCAGTACCTCACATGGACGCCCATCACGGACTGGACCGTCGAACTCCATCCCGACAACATCATGACGCCGATTCTTCAGAATCTGGCTACGTGGATGGCGCAGACCTGCGAGATGGTCACGCTTAACGCCCTGCTGGCCGGCACGAATGTGCTGTATGCCAGTGGCGTTGCCAGCCGATTGCTGGTGAATTCCACGATCTCCCGCGCCATGGTTGGCCGGGTAGAGGAAATCTTCCGGACAAGCTCCGCGAAGAAGATCAAACGGATGATGAGCGGTAGCATCAACGTCGGAACGGTCCCCGTGGCCGAATCGTACGTTGCCATCATCACCTCGTCCATGGCCGACGACGTGACGCACTGCACGAATTTCAAGTCCGTCGATAAGTATGCGAGCCCGAACGCCCTGCTGCCGAATGAAATCGGCAATGTGGACGGGGTCCGCTTCTGCACCAGCAACTTCCTGAAGTACTGGTCCGCGGCCGCGACGAGCGTGTCAAGCGCTCAGACTACGTTCCGCAGCGCCGGCGCCGACGCCGTGGCCGGTTATCCGGACGTGCATCCGATCATCTTCCTGGCAGAGGGTGCCTTCGCGTGCGCCAACCTGAACCGCACGAAGAGCGGCCAGGTGGTGCTCAAGAAGCCGGGCGTCGGCGATTCTGGCGATCCGGGCGGCCAGCGCGGTTCTGCTGCCATCAAGTTCTGGTTCGGCGCGACGATCCTCACGGACCTGTACTTGATACGTGGCGAAGTGGCCTGTACCAGCCCGAGCAAGCAGGCTTGGTAAGCAACACGGGGGTCGAGAGGCCCCCTAACCTCAACAATCACTCGTAACATAAGGAAATCAGATCATGAACTACACACGGAAAACCTATCTCGGTTCTGCTGGCGTCATGTACCTCGGCCTCGGGGCTGTGCCGGCTCGCGTCCGCATCACGAACCTGACCAATGGCACTTGGCATTTTGAGTGGAACAACGGAATGCTGGCAAACGCGGCGTCTGCTGGTGGTATTCTCACCGTCACCACAGCGGGGCCGGTCCCGCAGACGCAAGCGCAGGGCCTCGTTCCGTATCTTGGCGGCGACATCGTGACATCCAAGACGGCGGCCCAGATCGTTGATCCCGGCGCCCGTGCTGACATCACCTACGCCAGCAACCTCAAGGGCAATGCGACGAAGTTCGTCATGGACACCGCCGCGAACGGCACCGGTCACTTCAACGTCGCCACCGGCACGACCGGCTATGGCGTTGGCTCGCCGATCACTCTGTCCTGGCGTGACGATGCTGGCATGAGCCGCACGAAGAATGGCCGCATCAACGCCCTGACCTCCACCGGCCTGACCGCCGACTACGTTGGGATTGACCTGCCTTTTGATGGCACGCTTCCGTCCACCGGCGCCGATATCGTCTACATCGGTCCGCAGTATGACTTGGTGCAGGCCCCAGTGGGCGTGGTCATGCCGGCTGGCGTCAAGCTGATCAACACGACCAACTTGACCTCGGGGGTCATGTACCAGATCGAGTACGCGTAAGCGTATCGCCACTTAAGACCGGCTGCGCCTCACGGGAGGCGGCCGGCAAATTCAACCTTGAACGAAGGGTAGTGACATGAAACAGATGAAATTCTTGATGGGGCTGATGATCGCGCTGTTTGTTCTGAGCGTGGCGCAGCTTATGGCGCAGCAGGTCAAGACTGAGCCAATGCGTCAGGCTGGTCCGTCGTACTTCTACAATCAGATTTACTACGGTCCCACCGGGGTACAGCAACTTCCGGCCATCATCACTGGCACGGCCACGAATGGGCAGGCAACGGCGTCTTTCGGGTACACGTTCAAGTCTGCTCCTTTTGTCCTAGTACAGTGGCGAGAAACTCAGACGGCCAGTGGTGGCACTAATGAGTGCTGGGCAACCAACGTGACCACTACCACGTTCTGCCCGAATACTACCATGAGTGTTGGTGGCGCGTTCACCAATTTCAACTGGCTGGCAATTGGCCTGTTGTATTGACGGACCTACTATAGAATTTCCACATAGCGGCTGCGACTAAACACCGCAGCCGCTTTTGTTCAAACAAAAACGACCATAACAAACCCAAAAGGGTAACAAAATGAGCGACCCCGAAAAGGCCAAGGCTAAAGATGTGACACCAGCGGCGCAGGTTGAACAGGCGTCAGACTCCATCTACTTCGCAACGAACGGCTCCGGCTGGGATAGCGCGTCAGACGCGCAGGCAGAGTTCCGGCAGCGACAGCTTGACCCAGGCAAATGGGCTGTTACGCGGTCCCCACGCGGTGACGGATATTGCATCATGACGTATCGCGCCATTATCGAGATGAAGCAGAAGCGGGAAGAGGAATCTCGCGCTACGGCCTCGGCTAATAAGGCTCCTAGGAAATTCCATCACGTTCGGATCGGCACGAATGCCGACGCCGACAAGAAGGACACCTTGACGCTCACTCTTGGGCTTAACGGTCAATTCACGTCTCTGATGCTCAACTCGCTGTGCATTCTTTCAGACGTACAGCTTGAAATTCTGGATAACGCCCGTGTCGAAAACTGGATTCCGTTGCCAAATGGCGGGATGGATGGAAAGACTTTCGTCCAGCGTGGCATGAAGGACCGGGTCAACTTCAGCATTCTTGGACCTGCCACCGAACAGGAATGGAAAGACTACCAGGACAAGAACAAGACACGAGTCGAAGCATTTTCTGCCGATCAGGCCAGCCGAGACCGCACCAACGATCAGGTGTAAGGAGCAGACGCCATGGCATCGTCATACAGCGATCTTCTAATTCAGGTAGTTGCTGATGTTGGCGATGTCAACCCGAACCACGTAGAACTCGTGTTTCGCCGGTGCTTGTCCAGCTTCATGGAAAAAAGTCAGGTGTGGCGGACTAGGGCATACTTCGATATGTCGGCCGCCACGCCTTCCCCGGCAGACCGTCAGGCCGCAGTTGAGGCGTATGCCGTGGCCCAGTCGGCGGCACAGGCGTCACCAAACGATTTGGCACTAGCGCAGGCCGCTCAGGACGCCCGTACGGCGGCCGAGACTCCACCCTTGTTCACGCTTACACGTCCACTCAAAACCGCCGCAGTGGTGGCACCGCCTTCGCCTGCGGTCTATTATACGGCCATCGCTACTGGTATGCGGGTTTCGTACGAACGTCGCAACGTCCAGCAGTACTGGCGGATTAACCCGGCGTCAACGGCCGGCGGCAACCAGACGCTTGAAATGCTCGAACCAGTGTCGAATCTTACGACAGGGCAGGTCGAAGCACGCCTGTACTGGACACCGACGTTTGACGCTGCCGTTGACCTTTGCTGTCCATCATGGATATTCGAGCGATACGGCGGCATCATTTCAAACTGGGCCGTTGGCGATATCTGGATGAAGAAGCGCGGCAACCGCGCCGATCAGCAGATGGGGTTGAAGATGTCAATGGACGCCATGAATGACGCTTTGCGCGTTCGGGCTAGGGCTAACGCCGAAGATCCGATTCCGTTCGACGTATAAGGGGGCTGCAATGCGAAAGATGATCTTTGTAGTTTTGGCGTTCGCCGGAACTGTATTCAGTGCCATGTCTGGAAACACATGGAACTTCGATGTAGAGGCTAACACTGACCAGATTCAGACGTATCAACGAGAGTTCGCCAGGGGCGAGACGTGGAATATAGCACCTCGCGTTATGGATAATGGCGTGCCTCGCGCTTGGTCCAGCAATACTACGTTCACGTTTTTCTGGCAGAAACCGAATATGGCAACCAACTGGTGGGCCAGCACTAATGGAACTTTTCCAGTCTATAGTGGTAGTGTTATTTCGACTGGAAGAGTCAGCATGGTATGGAATGGAACGACAATGGATATTGGTGCCAATCAATACAACTGGTTTATCAGAGGAATTGATAGTGTTGAAACGAGTTATAGAGTATCAGGAACAATCAGTCTGAAAGGTTCTCCAGGTGCTGGAGTTACCTTTGCTGGAGATCCGGTATCCTGGCCGTTCGCTACAACAAGTTTTGTGAATAGCGCGGTAGACGTAGAGGCCGCAACCCGCAGCAACGCTGACGTGGCCATCAACA